ATGATGAGGACTATGATGATTGGGAATATGGAACTGAACCAACCTATGGCAAACCTCAATAAATAAAAGTAATGTATTTGATAGTCACAGGTGCCTTTACAGAATATTTCAAGAGGATTTAAAGACATCAGCTTGTCCTTTTTAAGGCATCCTGTGACTAATGATATTGGAACACTCTCAAATGAAGATGCAATTAAGCGATCTGTAGTTAATTTAGTCAGAACAAGAGTTGGTGAAAGGTTTTTTAACTCACTTTTAGGGTCAAAAGTTGAAAGTTACTTCTTTGAACTTGCAGATAGTGGAATTGTAGACCCTTTACAAGAAGAAATTAAGACTGTTCTCTCTAACTTTGAACCAAGAGTTGTTGTTAGAGATGTAAATGTTGAATTATATCCTGAAGATAATGAACTTGATGTAACTATTACTTATGATATTGTTGGACTTGCTGTTCCAACACAGGCAATTAACTTCATATTACAACCAACTAGATACTAATGGCATTCACAGATTTCACTAATCTGGACTTCGATCAGATTAGAGCCTCCATCAAAGACTATCTAAGAGCAAATTCAACCTTTACTGACTTTGATTTTGAAGGTTCTAACTTTTCAGTACTGATTGATGTACTTGCCTACAACAGTTATCTGACTGCCTACAACACCAACATGGTGGCAAATGAGGCATTTTTGGACAGTGCAACAGTCAGAGAGAATGTCGTTTCTCTTGCAAGAAATATAGGATTTGTTCCACTGTCCAGAAGAGCAGCAAAAGCAAATATTTCCTTCATTGCAACAGGTATTAGCACCTCAGTAAAGACTGCAACACTCAAATCAGGCATTGTTTGCACTGGTTCATTAGACAATACAAGTTATATTTTCTCAACCCCAGAGGATATTACTGTTGGAGTTGTGGGTGGTCAGGCAATTTTCTCTGAAATTGACATTTATGAAGGTACATTTTTAACAAAATCCTTTACAGTAAACAATTCTCAACCAAATCAGAAGTATATTATCCCAAATCCTTATGTAGATACCTCTACAATTAGAGTCAATGTTAATAATGGTGGTACAAATGAGCAATATGTAGCAGTAGATAACATTGTTAGCATCAGTTCTGCCTCTCAAATCTTCTTAGTTCAAGAAATTGCTGATGAAAAGTATGAACTTTTCTTTGGCGATGGTGTTTTTGGTAAAAAAATAACCAATGGATCCCAAATTACAGCATCATATATTGTCACAAATGGTCCTGCTGGGAATGGAGCATCCAATTTTACTTTTTCAGGCACCATCCAAGACAATTCAAACAATGCATTAAGTCCAAATGTGGGTATTGTTGTCACTAATGTACCCTCTCAGAATGGGGACGATATCCAGTCTACAGACTCTATAAGGTATTATGCCCCAAGACTGTATGCATCACAGTACAGAGCAGTCACAGCAGGTGATTATGAGGCATTATTGCCATCAATCTACTCCAATATTGAGTCAGTTACTGCCTATGGAGGAGAAGAATTAGATCCTCCTCAGTATGGAAAGGTCTTTTTAGCAGTAAAACCAAAAAATTCAGAATATTTGTCAGAAGCAACTAAAGAAAATATCCTTTCATTACTCAAAAAGTACACAATTGCTGGCATCAAACCAGAATTTGTTGATGTTAATGTCCTCTATGTTGAGTTAGAGTCAACTGTTTACTATAATTCTAACTTTGTAGGGTCTGTTGATACCTTAAAATCACAAGTTGCCAGTTCTTTGACTGCATTTTCCAACTCAACTGACCTTAACAAGTTTGGTGGGAGATTTAAGTACAGTAAAGCTCTGAGAGTTATTGATGCTACTAACACTGCAATCACCTCTAACATCACCAGAGTCAAGATTAGAAGGAATGTTGGAGTTGTTTTAGGAAAACCAACTCAGTATGAGGTTTGTTTTGAGAATAGATTTAGTGATTTAAGTGCAGATGGATTCAATTTAAGGTCAACAGGATTCTATGTAAAGAATGTTGCCGATGTAGTTTACATCTCTGATATTCCAAAACCAGACATGAAGACTGGAACATTATTTTTATTCTCATTAATTGGAGAAAAAGTAATCACACAGTCTAAGAATATAGGTACAGTTGATTATATCATTGGAAAAATAAATATAGATAATATAAATGTAATTTCTACTTTGAGACCAAATAATATTATAGAACTGGAAGCAACTCCGTATTCTAATGATGTGATTGCTAAAAAGACAATCTATCTCAAATTAGATATAGGAACAAGCACCATTTCAATGGTCAAAGATGTTATCTCATCTGGAGAAAATGCTTCTGGAAGCATGTTTAATCCAGAATCAAGTTACACTTATGATAGAAAAGTAAGAAACTAATAAAATGAATCAAGAAAAAAAAGTAGTCAAGATCAATGATGTCATTGAGAATCAGATTCCAGAGTTTATTTTAGCAGAAAATCCAAACTTTTCAGAATTTTTAAAGCAATATTATATTTCACAGGAATATCAAGGGGCATCAGTTGACCTTGCAGAAAATTTAGTCTCTTACAAAAATCTTGATTCATTTGATAAGACTAATTTAATCATCAATACATCATTAACAAGTGATGTAGAGTTTTTTGACGATGTTATTAATGTAAATTCTACAAAAGGTTGGCCAAATCAATATGGTCTTTTAAAAATTGATGATGAGATTATTACTTATACTGGAATTACTACAAATACCTTTACTGGTTGTATTCGTGGATTTAGTGGCATCTCATCATTAACTCAAGAGAACAATCCAGAATTCTTAGTTTTCTCTCAAACAGAATCTAATGAACATACCTCAGGTACATCAGTTCAAAACCTGAGCAATCTGTTCTTACAGGAATTTTTCAAAAAAATTAAATATCAGTTTACTCCAGGATTTGAAGAAGTTAGTTTTGATTCAAATATCAACCCACAAAACTTTATTAGCAAATCAAAATCATTTTATTTGACAAAAGGTACTGATGAAGCTTATAAAATTTTATTCAAAGTTTTATATAACATTAAAGTTGAAGTTATAAAACCACAAGATTTATGTTTTACAACTTCTGATGACCAGTGGGTCATTACAGAAACCCTTCTGGGGGAACTTGTAAGTGGAGATCCAACAAAAATTAAAGGTCAGACATTATATCAAGATGAATTTACATCTGATGGAGTTTTAGAGGCAAATGGTTCAATTTATGAAATAGAACAATATCCTATAGGTGGAACTGTTTTTCATAATATTAAATTATTCTCTGGATATTCAAATAATTTAAATCCAAAAGGTTCTATTTCTGGAACTTTTGTAGCTACATCAAAATCATTTGTTACAGATGCTATTCCAGCAGGTAGTACAGAATTATTTGTAGATTCTACTATTGGATTTGCACAATCTGGAACAGTGATTGTAAATGAATTAACAGTTACATATACAGATAAAACAAATGACCAATTTTTAAATTGCTCTGGAATTACTAATAATATTCCAAGAGGTGTAAAAGCATTTTCTCAAAATTATGTTTATTCCTATGAAAATGGGGACAGTACAAAACCAGTAAAATTTAGAATTCACAATGTTTTATCAAAGATAAATTCTTCTGATATATCTTTTGCATATCCAAAAGATCCTATTAAAATTACTGATATTGGAAATCCAAAAGAATCTACATTTGTCAATTCATTATACTACAACCACCCAATTAATGTCTATGCTGGCATTGTCACATCTCAAATCACTCCATATATTACTCAATACCTTAAAGAAGGATTTGACATTAACTCTGGATTAGTTCTTACCAAATATGATCATGGATTAAAAAATGGAGATAAGGTAGATCTTTTTGATAAAAGAACTAATATCGCCATAGCAACCAATTTAACTGTTGCCACTACTTTACAAAAACAATTTAGTGTTCAACAAATTAATAATCTATCCATATTAGGAAAAGAAGTATTCTTCAGAAGAACATTAAAGAAGACTTTATCTCCTGCTAATGTCATCGAATCAATCAGTAATAAATTTATTGCTAATATTCAAGATTCTTTTGTTGACCAAAATTATAACTACTTGACCTCAAATGGTCTTCCTGATTATGAAATCAATCCATATAAAAGACAATTTACATTTTCAGTAAATAATTTTGAATTAAATGGATCTCATAATTTTTATAGTGGAGAATTAGTAACTGTTGTAAATTATCAAGTATCTGGAAATTTTCAAAATAAAATTGGTATTTCCACAGGGGTTAGTTACTATGTTTCTAGAGTCAATAGTAACAGAATTAGATTATCAGAGTCAAGAGAAAATGTAGGGTTATCTTCTTATATTTCATTTGTAGAATACAATCAAACTTCTTCTGGTATTGTTACTGGTTTTATCACTAATTTAAATTTAATTATTTCTCCTCTTTATGATAATAATTTTACTACTGCAAAAATACTTAGAAAATTTCTAAAAACTCCAGTTTATCCAGTAGTAAAACAAAAAACAAATTCTGGTCCTGTTGGAATTTTTGTAAATGGAGTAGAAATTCAAAATTACAAATCATTTGACAAATTATATTATGGCAAAATTGATAACATTGTTGTGACAAATAGTGGAGAAAATTATAGTTTATTAAATCCTCCTCAGTTTAAAATTTTTGATGGAAATGTAGAAGATACTGAAACTAAATTAATTCCTCAACTGAAAGGAAAATTAAAAAAAATTGAAGTTATAGATCCAGGATTTGATTACTTAGAACCTCCAATTGTAACTATCAGTGGAGGAAATAACACTGAGGTTATAACAGAAGTTAAGATGAAGTTGATCTCTAATTCTGTAACTTTTAACTCTACTACAAAAGATGATGTAGTAAACACTTCAACAAATTCATTTATTTTCAATTCTCAACATAGATTTATTACTGGTGAACCAATTGTTTATAAAACTTTTGGCACAAGACCAATTGGGATTGGAACATTGTCTTCTGATGGAACTTTACTAGATGGTGCTGTTTATTATGTCATTAATGTTGGATCTGGAACTTCATTCAAAATTGCTAAAACACAAGTTGATGCTTTTAATCAAACTAATTTTATCAAATTGAGAACCAATGGTGGTGGACTCAATCAATTTATTTCAAAAAATAAAAAAAAATGCGTAGATGAAGTTGTAATCGTAGATAATAATTATGATTTTAATTATAAAAAATTATCAGTGCCACCAGAAGATATTAACATTTATGATAACATTATTAGATCTGCAAATCATGGATTTGAAAGTGGAGAAGAAATTATAGTTACAGTTGATGGAACTTACTTAGAGGGACTAGAACCAAATAAAAAATATTACATAGTAAAACTTGACAATGATAATTTTAGATTATCACACACTAAAAATGGAGCAGATTATGTTGACATTTTAAGTACAGATTTTGCTACAACTTACTTTTTTCAATATTCACCTATTATTGTAAATATTAAAGGAAATTTGACTACAACTGGAATTTCTACTATTGGATATTCTGCAATTTTATCACCAGTTGTTGAAGGATCTGTAGTAGGAGTAGAAGTTCAAAAAGGTTTAGCACAACCAGCTAAAAATACACTAGGATCTGCAACTATTATTAATTTTAACAAAAATTTAAGTATAATTCCGTTAGAAGGATCTGATGCTTTATTAGAACCTTTAATTGTTGATGGAGAAATTAATGAAGTTGTTGTTAAAACTCAAGGAAGTAACTATTATAATAATTTTAAACTTGTAGTAAGTGGAGATGGATATGGAGCATCTTTATACCCAATTATTGTAGATGGAAAAATTACACAAGTTAAAATAATTAATTCTGGTGTTGGTTATTCTCAAAACAATACCACAATCAAAGTAGTTCCTGTTGGAACTGGATTGAAACTTAAGGCAAATATTCAAAATTTGACAATTAATGAAATAAGTAAACTTGGATATAGTAATGTAGAAAATGGATTGCTTTTTGGTAAAAAATATTCTTTATTTGGAAATGTTTTTGGAACATTTTTCTTAAATTCTAATTTAAGAACAAAATTTAATATCCCATCATCACCAACAAGTCATTCTCCAATTGTTGGTTGGGCATATGATGGTTGTCCAATTTATGGACCATTTGGATTTACAAACCAAAATGGAACAGGTGGTCTATCCAGAATGAGAAGTGGTTACACAAGAAATAAAATCAGCCCTTCTCCATTGTATGATTGTATAGAAGATTATAAATTTACAAATGATGGAACTTTAGATAAGCACAATGGAAGATATTGCGTAACTCCAGAATATCCAAATGGTGTGTATGCTTACTTTTGCACATTAGATGATAACAATATCCCAGAATTTCCATACATCATTGGAGATGAATATTGTTTTACTCCTCAAAAAGAAAATTTTGATTTGAAATATAATCAAAGTTTAAACTTTAATGATTTGGGAATTGATAAATGTACTAAACCTTATAGAATGGATGATAAAGAGCATAGTTATGAATACTTCAATTTCTTAAAAAGTGAAATTACTAACGACGCTATTGTAACACAAATATCTGAAGGAACAATAGATGAAATTTTAATTTCTAATAGTGGATTTGATTATCAAATAGATGAAGACATTATTTTTGATAATGTAGGAAATAATGGTACAGGAGCATCTGCAAAAATTTCAGAAATTTCTGGTGTTGGAGTAAGCACAGTTAGTAGCACAGAAACTACATTTACTAATGTTACGTTCGCTTCAACACAAGATAAAATAGTTGCAATTTGTACAACTAATCACAATTTAGAGTCTAATTATTATGTAAATGTTTCTGGATTAAGTACATCAACTTATCCAAAAATTTCAGGATTTAAAAAAATTCTAGTAGAAAATATTTCTGCTGGACTTTCTACACATCTTCCAGATAGTTCAACAACTGGATTAGTAACATCAATTCAAATTAAAGAATCTATTCTTTCTTTTAAGATTGATTCTAAAATTAAAATTGAAAATGAAATTTTGACTATAATTGGACTAGACACAAAAAACAATTTAATCAATGTTGTGAGAACTTCTCCATCACCAGCTCATTTAAGAGGAACTCCAGTTACATTAAGACAAACTGAATTTATATTTGACAATCAATTTAATTACAATCTCCCAGAAGAAAATACTTCATATTACTTTAAATCATCAGAATCTGTTTCTATTGGCACTTCTACTATACCAGGATCTGGAAATAATTTAACTATTAATCCTCTTGGACCAGGAATTTCAGAATCTAGATTTGTAAAAACTGCTGGGATATTTTTACCAAAACATAAATTTAAACATGGTGAAAAAGTTAAATATACTCCAAGCACTTCAACCATAGTAACAAATTATGGTGATCTTGAGGACATTTCTAATTTATATATTGTAAATTTAGGTGATGATGTAGTTGGATTGGTAACAAGCAAATCAAACATTTCAAACTTTGACAATTTATTATATTACACTGCAAGTGGTACAGGAGCAACACACAAATTAGAAAGTGATAGAAATACAGTTAAAGGAACTGTTACATTGAATAATGTTGTAGTATCAACTGCATCTACTCATGGACTATCTCAAAATAATCTTGTCAAATTAAATGTAAAATCTGGGATTGTAACCACTTTTACTGTAGGATACTCTACAGTAACAAAAAGAGCATATATAAATTCTAACATAAATCCAAGAATTGATGTCTATGAAAATGACATTGTTAGATTTGATGTTGCTTCTGCAGACTTAGCAAATACTCAATTTAATTTTTATACTGATCCTTTATTTCAAAATAAGTATTTTGGAACTTCACAGTCTGGGTTAGAAGTTGTAAGAACTACTAACTATGTAACTCTTAATATTTCAGACTATACTCCAAAAATTCTTTATTATAATTTAGAATCCTCATCAAAAGAAATTTACTCAGATAAAACTATTATCAACTATAATGAAATAATCGTTAATAATAGTGCCTATAATGGACAAGGTTATATCACAACTTGCACGTCAAGCACTTTTACATTAAATTATCCATTGAATTTAGAAAGAAAATCATATACATCAAATAGTTCAATTCTTTCTTATACGATTCTTTCAAAGGGAATAAGAGGTCCAATTGCTGCAACTAAATTTATTTCAAAAGGTGCTAACTATCAAAAAATACCTTCAATTAAATCTATAAAAACTCAATTTGGATTTGGTGCATCTTTAATTGCTAATAGTAAAACTATTGGAAAAATTAAAAATGTACAAATTTTAAATACAAAATCAATTTACCCATCAGATCAAACTTTAAAACCATTATCAAATGTATTTTCAGTAATCAGATTAAAAGACAATTTAAAAGTTAGCAATATTTCTATCTTGAGTGGTGGTAAAAATTATTTAACAGAACCAACTTTAGAATTATACAATAAATTAGAAAATACTATTGTATCTGATTTTTCAGCTAAAGCAATTCTTAAAAATAGTTCTATTGACTCTATTCAAATTTTAAATCCAGGTTCTGGTCTTAAAAATACAAATAACCAAATAGTAGTTACAAAAAATACTAATGGGATTAGAATTCTTGAAGTTTCTGTGTCTGGAGTGACAAGTCCATACACAATTACATTAACTTTAGAGACTCCAATAGTAGGATTTTCAACAGATAATTCACTTGAAATTAAAGTTGAAGATGAAATATTTGTAGAAGGGATTAGTTATACTGTAGGAAGTGGATTTAACTCAAGCGATTATAAGTATGAACCATTTACTGTAACTTATGTTGACCAAGCATTTGGATCACAGAATGCAGCAACAATTCAATATGAATTGCCAAGTTTTCCTGGAATTTATGCAGAAGATTCTTATGATGCAAAAGTCATTAATTATCAGAATATTCCAAAATTCAGTGTTGATTTAACAGAAAGTGAATTTTTTAATTCTGAAAAAATAAATGAAACTCATATTATTGATAATAATGAAAATTCAAAAATAACAAATTTACTTAAAGTAAAAGAATCTACTAGTTTGCAAACAAATCAAACTATAACAGGATCTTCATCAAATAGTAAAGGAAAAGTTTATAGCATTGAAAATTTTGACACCAGTTTTAATGTAGACTCAAGTGTTTCTGAAATTATTGGTTGGAAAAACTTTAAAGGTAATTTATCTTCTATACTACAAAAACTTCCAGATAATGATTATTACCAAAAGTTCTCATACTCATTAAAGAGTAAAAAACCATTTATTGATTGGAATTCAATAGTATCTGATATAACTCATGTTTCTGGATATAAAAAATTTGGAGACTTAATTGTAGAATCAACTCTTCCAGTTGGAATAGCATCTACATTATCAATAAAATCAAATTCAGATTCTACTGTCAATCTTTCTTTAAGTGAATATGGAAATGTAAACACTGTATCTGGATTTGATTTAATTTCAGAAGAAGATGTTGATAACAATAATGGATTATATTCAGAGTATTTAAAATTTAAATCTAAAAAATTATCAAACTTTTTACTTTCTAAAGAAAATAGAGTTTTGTCAATAGATGATATTTCTAATTTATTTAATACTGACAACTTCCCAGTAGTTAACATAACTCTTGACACTATAGATTCTACAAATGTAAATGTTTTAAAATATATTTTCTTTATATCATCCACCACTTCATTCTTTGGTCAGTTTGTTCTCCCACAATTTTTAGAAGTTTTTATAACTAGATCTGAAAATGATGTAAATTTGACTTCATATTCTTACTTTTATGATACTTCAAGTAGTATAGTTTCTATATTGGGAGATGTAACTGCTGATATTAGTCCAACAAACTCTGATGAAATAGTAGTATCATTTACTCCAAAAAATCCATTTAATAGCTATGCAATCAGAGCATTGAAAGAAATTTCTCAAGTAAATTCTGGAATTAGCACAGTTTCAATTGGATATAATAGAAATGTTGAAATTACAACTGGATATGCATCTACTGAAACTTCTAGTATTCAAACATTCTACACTATTCCAGCATTAGAATGCAAATCTGGAACTTTGTTTGTGGGACTTTCTACTATATCAAATAAAGTAGAAAGTTCTATTGAATTGTCATTTATCAATATAAATGGGCAAATTAATTATAATGTATATTCTGAACAAAAATCTAAAAATCTTGGATCAGTTGGTGTTACTACAAGTGGATCTGATATTATCTTTACATATGATGGTGGTGTTGGTTTACCAAATGAGGTCAAAATTTCTGCTAATTTAAATCTGTTAGTAGAAACTTTAACATCACCAGCATATCAATTAAAAGACTTGACTAGATTAGATAGTGGTAAAGTTACTTTTAGTGGAACAGGTCCTCAAATTATATCAACAATTTCTAGTGATTATGGGGTTTCAAAAATTACTCTTGAAATTGAAAAGACTGTTGGTGTTACAACACAAAGATGTTTAGTTCAATTAAATTCTATTCATTTTGAGAATTATTTAAATATAATAGAATATGGATTTGTTGGAAACTTACCACAAGGCCAATTTACATTCCAATCAAATTATGACAGTGGATCTGGAAATTATGTTCTTTCTATGGAAGGAACAGAATCTGCAGATTATATTATCAAATTCTATCAAAGAAGTATAACCAGTCCAAATTAAAATAAATAGTTCAAAAAATGCCTTTACAAGATATTGGTGCAATTTATACCCCTTCTATTTTTGGTAGGACTTCATTTCCACTAAAACATAAAGGGGATCCAATTTTTTATAAAATTTTTGATGCAGCCAATTCATCAATTGTAAATTTGACTCAGGATTCAATTTATATACAAAACCATTTTTTTAAAACTGGAGAACCATTAAAATATACATATCAAACTGGATCCCCAATAGGAATTAGTTCATCTAGTATTGGTGCTGGAGGGACTATTACAAGTTTTCCTGAAACTGTTTATCCAATCGTATTAGATAAAGATAGAATTAGAGTTGCATTAGCTTCTTCTTTGGCGTTATCTAATCAATATGTAAATATAACTTCTCTTGGCATTGGAACTCAACATTCATTTGAAGCATTTAAACAAAACTCAAAATGTTTAATCAGTGTAGATAATATTATTCAATCTCCAGTTTCTGTTGCAGCAACAGTAGGAATTGTTACATACTCTAACATTAATATCATAGTAGATAAAATTAAAAATATTAAAATTGGAACAAATATCAAAATTGGTGCAGAAATAGTAAGAGTTTCTGCTATTAACTATGATACTAAACAAATATCTATTTCCAGAGGAGAAAACCTTTTAGGAACTCCTCAAATTAATTTTAATGATAATATCACAGCATCTTATGCAGAAATTCTCTCAGGAACTTACAACATAGTAAAAGATAAAATTTATTTTACAGATGCTCCATTAGAAGGAAAAAGCACAAACGTGTTTATTCCTTTAACTGACATTGATTTTGCCACATTTTCATTTTCTTTTTTAACTAATGATATTATAACAGGTGATGAAGTTTATTTCTTTTCAAATAATCCTCCACAAGAATTAGTAAATGGGCAGAAATATTACATCATTAAAAATGCAATCAACAATTTTAGTTTAGCATCTAATTTTATCAATTCTTTAAATAATGTAAAAATTGAATTTACTAATATAAGTGGAAATGAATTTGCTGTTGAAGGATTTCAATTATTTGCAGTAAGTGCTGTTGACAATAGTAGTTTCCAAGGAAGAGTGTTTTTAAAATCAAATTATGATGGCAACTACGTCTTTGATGACGTATCAGAACAATTTACAGGAATAACTAGTTCTTTTGGTTTAACAGTTTCTGGAATTAATACCGTAGGAATCAAATCTGACAATGGTATTGTACTTATCAATAATGTGTTTCAATATCCAGAATTTGAAGAATCATTTAAGTATGAAGAAGTTGGAGGAACTCAGACCAATCTAGTGTTCAATGGATCTGTAGTATCAGGAATTTCATCTGTAAAAGATTATGATGTAAATGTTAGAGGACTCCCAAGAGGTGGAATTATTATTTCCTATGAGTCTACTGGGGGACACAACTATCAACCTTTAGTGCAGGCAGAAGGCACTGCTCAAGTTTCTGCTGGAGGAACTATTAGTGATGTATTTTTGATCATCCCAGGTTCTGGTTATAGATCTGGACTTGGAACATATTATGTTACTTTTGATGATGGTGAAGGAAATGGATCTGGTGCATTAGCTATTGCAGAAGTTGCTGATGGTAAAGTTGTTTCAGTTGGAATCATTACTGGTGGAAGTGGGTATCAAGTTGGATCAGGAACATATTTTGCAAGATTTGATCCTCCTCTACCTTATGAAAATGTTCCTGTTACTGGATCAAGTGGTGGCATTGGAGCACTAGTTTCGTTTGATGTAAACCCAGATGGAAAAATTGAAAAATTAGTTTTTTCAAATCGTGGATATAACTATAAAACAGAAGAAATTCTCACTCCAGTTGGAATTTTAACTGGTCCAAATTATATCAATAGTAATGCTCTTAAAATTAAAATTCAAGAAGTTGCAAAAGATGATTTTTCTGCATGGAATATAGGAATTCTTCAAAAATTTGATGACTTAACAAGTAAAGTTAATGGAAGAAGAAAAGTGTTTACACTTACAGAAACTTTTGACAATATATCAAAAAGAGTAAGCTTAGAATCTGAAGTTGGGTCAGAAGTTGAACTTTCTTACAACCTTTTAGTATTCATTAATGATGTTTTACAACAACCAGGAAAATCTTATAGTTTTACTGGGGGATCTCAAATAACATTTTTAGAATCTGTGCCTTTTGGAAGTACACTTAAAGTGTATTTTTATAAAGGAGCAGCAACAGATTCTCAGTTCTTTACTAGCAAAATTCAAGTTAAAGAAGGTGATAAGTTACAAATTCCTCAACACATTTATGGACCTCCTCCAGTTTCTCAAAATTCAAGAACTGTAGTAAAAATAGTAAGTTCTGATACTTTAAGAACAGAGGTGTATGATTATGTAGGCATTTCAGATGCATCAGATCAACTAAGATCTATTTCCTGGACTCCTCAAAGTAAAGATTTAATTATTAATGGAGAATATGTAAGTAAATCTAGAAATGAACAAAATTCTAAATTAATAGTATTTACTCAATTATCTAGCAATGGAATTTCTACAATATCTGGAACTTTCAGTGGATTTTGTACTAGTATTATTGGAATTAATACTTCTGTAGGAATTGGATCTTTAATACAAGTTGGAGATTATGTAGAAGGTTCTTATGTTGCAATAGGAGTTAGCATAGTTTCTATTGGATCAAGTAACATCAATATTGGTTCAGGAACTTCTATTGGTATCTCAACTCAATCTGGTAATTTATTCTTAGGAATTACTTCATATTCATCATCTCCATCTGGAATTAACACAATTCCAATTTCCTTCTATCGTATTACCTAATAAATAAACATAAAGATACAACTGCAAAATGCCAGCAATAGTTACTGATAAACTAAGGATTATCAATTGCAATAACTTTGTTAATGATATTGCGTCTGGAAGATATTATATTTTCTTAGGATTACCAAATTCTATTAGTTTTGATAGTGGTTGGGACTCTTCTCCACCAGATCCAATAGATAATACTTTATACACTAATTCATATAGAGATACTATTTTAGGTGTAAAGAAAATTAATTCATCTGATGTAGTAAGAGTAATTAGAAAAAATCAATGGCAAAGTGGCAAAAAATATGATATGTATAGACATGATTATAGTGTCTATAACACTGCTCCAGTAACAGGAGCTACCAGATTGTATGATGCCAATTATTATGTAATTAACAAAGATTATAGAATTTATATTTGTATTAATAATGGATCTGCTCCCTCCAACTCTAACACAGGAGTTGCTTCTACTCAAGAACCATTACATACAGATTTGTCCCCAAGAAAGGAAAGTGATGGATATACTTGGAAATACCTCTACACACTTTCTCCATCTGATGTTTTAAAATTTGATTCTACTGATTATGTGAGTGTTCCTAATGATTGGACTAGTGCTTCTAACAATAATGCAGAAATTATAAGAATTAGAAATAATGCTGTTGATGGTAAAATTGAAACTATTTTAATTGAAGAGCAACAAATTTATAACTATTATGGAACACTGACAAATGTTCCTATTAAAGGTGATGGTTCTGGTGGATTTGCTACAGTAACTTTTGATGAAGAATCTAAACCAGTTTCTGTTGAAGTTACTAATGGAGGATCTGGATATACTTATGCAACTTTAGATTTAGACTCAATTTTACCTTCTTTAACTGGAAACAAAGCCATTTTTAATGTTATCATTCCTCCTCCTGATGGACATGGATCTAATGTTTATGATGAACTAGGTGCAAATAAAGTTCTTGTTTATGGAAGGATTGAGAACGATCCTACTAACCCAGATTTTATAGTTGGTAACCAATTTGCCAGAATTGGCATCATCAAAAATATTAAAAATTTTGGATCTCAAAGTTATTTTTCAGGATCTACTGGATCTGGGGTTTATGGAGTAAAAGTTACTACAAACATTACCGAAGATTTGGATTCTACAATGACCCAAACTGGAAGTAATGCTATTGGAAATTTAATCAGTTTTGATTCAATTACAAAAGTTGCTAAGTATATTCAACCAAGAACAAATTTAGTTGACACTTATCAAGTGAGCACAAAAAAAGTAATAGATTATCATTATGCAGATAGTATAACTGGAATTCAAACTGCAACTAGATATGCTTTTACAGAATTTAGTCCAACAACAATTAATGTCGGATCAAGTTCTTATAGTGTAGACAATACATTTAATTCTAACAATATTATAATTGGATCTGTTACCTATTACCTTGGTCAAAATTTTATTAATGGCATGGGGTTGCCCGATATAAATATAAAGAGTGGTGAAATTGTATACGTAGACAATCGTTCTTCTGTAACCAGAGCATCACAGCAAAGAGAAGACATTAAAATCATTTTAGAATTTTAAAAAAAATGCCACAAAGTATAGATTTAAATAAATCCCCATATTATGATGATTTCAGTGACAACAAAAATTATTACAAGGTTTTATTTAAGCCTGGTGTTACTGTACAAACAAGAGAATTAACAACATTACAATCTATACTTCAAAATCAAATTGAAAAATTTGGTTCTAAATTTTTCTCAGAAGGTTCTATTGTAATTCCTGGTGGATTTGCTTATGATGATACTTTCAATGCAGTAGAAGTAGAAAGTACATTTAAAGGGATTGATGTAGAGTCATATTATGAAAATATGGTTGGGAAAACTGTTACTGGAAAAATTACAGGAGTAACAGCAAAGGTTGTTAAAGTAGCATCTAAATCTGATACTGATGTTTCTACCACATTATTTGTTAAGTATATAAGTTCTTCACCAACTGATTTTTCCTCTGAAATTTTTGAAAATGGTGAGGAATTAATAACAAATCAAGATGTTGCAGTAGGTAGTTCATATATTTTTGCTAATAGTGAAATTGTTAAGATTGCATCTCCACTTGGCAGAAGTGCACTGTCAGTTGGTTCTGCTGCTAAAATTGATAATGGAGTTTATTTCATCAGAGGATATTTTGCAAATGTATCTTCTGACACTATTGTTCTTTCTCCATATTCAAATACTGCATCTTTAAGGATAGGATTATCAATTTCAGAAGAAATCATTGATTCTAATGAAGATTCTTCTCTTAATGATAATGCACAAGGATTTTCAAATTATGCAGCTCCTGGTGCAGATAGATTAAAAATTCATACAACTTTAATCAGCAAACCATTAGATGATTTTTATGATGATAATTTTATTGAATTGTTTAGAATTGAAAATGGCATAATCAAAAAGATAAAAACTCAAAATGAAAGTACATTCCTTGCAGACACTTTAGCAAGAAGAACATTTGATGAATCTGGAAACTATTATGTAAAGCCATTTAATGTTGAAGCAACAAATTCATTAAATGACAGATTAGGAAATGGAGGATTATATTTTGAAAATCAAAATACATCACAAGGAAGCACACCATCAGATGACCTTGGAGTCATCAAAGTATCTCCTGGAAAAGCATATGTTAAAGGATATGAAATATCACCAGCAGAAACTGTCTTAGATTTTCCAAAAACAAGAACTAAAAAACATATAGAATCTTCATCAAATAATTTTTATGCAGGAAATTTATTAAAAATCAATAATGTAACATCTGCTCCAAATATTGGGTTATCAACAGATGCTACTGTGACTCTTTCAAATTTAAGATTAGAAAATGGTGTTTCTATTGGAGGAACAATTGGATATGCAAGAGTTTATGATTATGAAATAAACAATGATTCCTATAGTGGAGATTCTAGTCAATTTAATTTATATCTTTTTGACATTCAAACATATACCAATATTGTAGGAACTTCTGCAATTTCTTCAGCAATTATTGGTTCATATGTTCAAGGAAAGAATAGTGGAGCAGCAGGATATATCAAAGAGAAGTCTGGTGCTTCATTATCTCTGTATCAAGTATCAGGACAATTTATTCAAAATGAAGTTTTAGTTGTAGATGGTATTGAGAAACCTGTATCAATTGGAACTGTAACTAACTACTCAATCAATGATATTAAGTCTTTAACAGATTCAAATTCTTTTGCAGCAGATAGTGTTTTATCAAAACAGACACAGTTAACTGGACCCTTTAGTATTGAAGTATATTCTCCAACTGGTATTGCAACAATTACTAAAAACAATGGAGGAAGTTTTGCTAATGGAGTTAAAGTTGGTGATATTATTAAATACGAAAGATCTGGAATTACCTCATCAGTTTATGCAAAAGTAACAGAAGTTAATGGTTCTAACAGTTCAGTTACTGTAGAAGGAACATCTACTGTGATTAATGTTTCTACTGGTGATTTAGGGTCTGGAACAATTTCTGCTCAAAATATTGCTAAAATTACCCCAGAAATTGTTCAATTTGATAATTCTTCTTTATATGGAAAATTAGAAAACTCAAACATTGCTAATGTAGATTTAACAAATTCAAATCTTTATGTAAGAAGAGAATATAAAGGAGTTACAAAAACTGGGACTTCAATTACATTACCAGACTTAACTGGAAGTAACTATGTTTATTCTGGATTTGATGAAGAAAGATATCTTGTAATTAACTCAAATGGAACTATTGAATCATTATCAAGTTCTAATGTTACTATCAATACTGGTGGAAAGACTGGGACAATTACTGGGATGACTAATGCTGCAGGTCCATGTGTAGTAATCACAACTCAAATTAAATCTAATGTATCTGCAAAATATAAAAAATTAAAAAGAGTACAAAGCATTTCTCTTGCAAAAACAAAGTATTCAACTCCAAGAAATGTTGGATTAGGGTATACAAGTGTTTATGGAACAAGAGTTGAAGATGTTGAAATTAGCTTAAATCTTCCAGACATTGTGGAAGTTCATGGTGTATTCCAGTCTTCAACAAGTTCTGATCCATATTTACCTTGGATTACTCTGACAGGTCTTAACAGTCCAAATAGCAATACTTCAGATTTGATTTTAGGTGAACTTGTAATTGGACAAACTACTGGTGCAGTAGCAATTTATGCTGAAGTAAGATCAGGGTCTCAAGCTTACTTAATTTACAAATCATTCCAAAGATTTAAAGAGTTGGAAAAAGTTTCTTTTGCAGAAACTGGATATGAAGCAACTGTCACTAATGTAGATCCTGGTGACATTAATATTATCAATGATTTTATAATTGATAATGGACAAAGAAAACATTTTTATGATTTTGGAAGAATTAAAAGACTTGCATCATCAAAAGAACCATCATCAAGATTAAAAATTTACTTTGACTATTTTGACTATGAATCAACTGATGATGGAGACGTAATCACTGTTAATAGTTATCCAACATCATTACCAAAAAATAAAATAGCAGTATACGAAGGAGTAAGAAATACTGATACCATTGACATTAGACCAAGAGTTGCTCCATATGATAGTGGTTTAAAACTGAGTCCATTTGACTTTTCATCAAGATCATTCAATTCTTCATATTTAAATGCTTCTCAGATTTTAGTTTCTAATGAAAGTTATATTTTTGATTATGATTTTTATCTTCCAAGAGTTGATAAATTGACTTTATCAAAAGAAGGAGTTTTTGAAATTGCTTTTGGAGATCCAGCAGAAACTCCAGTAGTTCCTGCCATATCAAATGAAGTTTTAGATGTGGCTACAATTATTAGCACTCCATATGTTTACAACATTCAGTCTGATGTTGCTATCATATTAGCAGAACATAAAAGATTTACAATGTCTGATATTAAAGACATTGAGCAAAGAGTTTCTAACTTAGAATATTATACATCACTTTCTTTACTTGAAGTTTCTACTCAAAATTTATTAATTGAAGATGCTAATGGTTTTAACAGATTCAAGTCTGGATTCTTTGTAGACAATTTCAGTTCAGATAGAGTTTCAGAAACATCTAATCCATTATACAGAGCAGAAATTGCAAATAATTCTTTATTTGCACCAACAAATAAAAATAGAATTGATTTATCACTTTTCAGTTTTGACAATCAAGTATCAACAGGTCAAATTAATTTAAGTAATACTAACTGCAACAACTTAAAATTAACTGGAAAAAGTTTAACATTAGATTATACAGAAGTTATTCAAATTCAACAACCTTTTGCAAGTAGAATTGTAAATGTTAACCCATTTAACATTGTAACTTGGACAGGACTTTTAAATCTTTCTCCAAGTATTGATACTTGGACTGTAAATATTTCAGAAACAAGGAATGTGGCAGGAAGGGGTTCAAGTAGAACTGAAATTAGTTATCAGAGTATTCCATATATCAGATCAAGAAATATTCAATTTATTGGAACTAGGTTAAAACCAAAAACAAAGTTTGATTTAATTTTCGCATCAAGAAATCTTTCAAATGCATCTAGTGGAAAAACTTATGCCTTTCCCAAACTTCTTGAAATTAGTGATGTTGTAGGAACTTTTAGAGTTGGCGAAACTGTAGTTGGAACAACTCCATATGGAGATAAAATTAAATTTAGAATTTGTGTTCCAAATCACAAAGATGGTGATCATAATTCTCCAAGTTTTGTATTTAAAACAAATCCATATTCTCCTTCTGTTGGGATTTCAACTCTTTATGGTCCACAATCTACACTTTTAAATGTAGATACTGCATCATTACAAATCTCTAACATTTCAGACTTTTCTGGAAATGCTTTAATTGGAATGAACCTCTATGGATTAGACAGCAAAGCAACTGCTAAAATTTCTGATAATAGATTGGTTACAGATGATAATGGAACTGTTGTTGGCAGTATCTTTATTCCTGACCCAAACACAAGTGATGTAAAATATTTAACAGGATCTTCTTCTGTTAAATTAAATACAACTCAACCTGCACTTGGTGTCCCAGGAGAAGTTATTAGTTCAGCAGAAACAACATTTACTTCATCAGGAACAAAAGTAACTACTACTACAATTAATTACTATGATCCTCTTGCACAAACATTTATAGTTGATGATCTAAATGGGATCATCCCATCATCTGTTGACATTTATTTTGCAACTAAATCTGATACTATTCCAGTTACTCTTCAAATCAGAGAAGTATCGTTTGGAACACCAGGAGGTCCTGATAAAGTTATAGAAGGTCTTGAGAAAGTTCTTCTTCCAGAAAATGTAAATGTCAGTTCAAATGGAACAGTTGCAACTAATTTTAAATTTGATTCTTTGACAAGATTAGAAGGTGGAAAGGAATATTCCATGGTTCTTCTTTCTGACTCTGATGAATATAATGTTTGGATTGCAAGAATGGGAGAAGTTGAAATTGTAACAAGAAATCTCCCAGAAATTCAAAAAGTTATTATTAGTAGTCAACCAGCTATGGGAAGTTTGTTCAAATCCCAAAATGGAACTACTTGGACTGCTAGCCAAGAGGAAGACCTCAAATTTACAATCAAGAAGTGTAAGTTTATCACAACTGGTGGAACAGCAAGATTCTACAACTCCAAAGTTGCAACAGATAGTGCAGAAAATAAACTTCCTACAAATCCAATTCTTGCGATTTCAACTACTGCACCTTCATTAAATAATGGTAGATACATGTTGGTATTCCATCCCAATCATGGAATGCATTCAGTAAATAATAAAGTTGAAATTAAAGGAGTTCAAACTGATATTGTTCCTACTAAGTTGACAGTTTCTTATGCAAGCACTGAATCTGGTCCAATTAGTGTAGCAAGTACACAATACTTAGAAACATTTAATGGATCTGCTGTTACTTCTGGAACAAATCCAGGGTACATTAAAATTGATGATGAAATTATTAAGTATGAAGCACTTGGTCCTGGACAACTTCTTACCATTACTAGAGGTGCATTAGATACTATCATATCCCCACATGATAATAACTCATTTGTTTATAAGTATGAGTTTAATAGTGTTTCATTAGAAAGGATTAATACAACTCATGATGTTGTTGATTCTCCTGAACCAACTATTGATGAGTATTTTATTCAGATTGGTGCTGGAACTTCATTTAAAGAAACTAAGTTTGGTGGAGAAACAGATGTTTATGCATCATCAAATAAACAGTTTGATAGACTTGAATTAAACGAAAACTTTATTACAAACTTTAATAAGACTACAATCAATGGTCAAGTGAGAACAATCTCTGCTTCCAGTGTAGATGGAACTGAGGTTTCATTTGGAGATCAGGGATTCCAGTCTATTGACGTTATAAATGAAAATAAATTTATTACTCCAAGAATGGTAGCATCCAAAGTAAATGAACTTGAATATTTAAATGCAACTCAATTTACTGGAAACAAATCATTAACATTAGAATTGAATCTTAATACATCAGATGTTAATCTTTCACCAATTATTGATGTTGAACAAGCATTTATAACATCTAAGAACTATAGAATTAATCAACCAGTAGGATTAAGTTCTTATGTATCTGATTCTAGAGTAAATTCTAACTTAGATGATCCTCATTCATTTATTCATATTTCTAAAAGAGTTGATTTACAACAATCTGCAAACGCTATCAAAGTATTTTTCTCTGCATACAGAAATGCATCATCTGACATTAGAGTTCTGTACAAAGTTTTTAGTAATGATTCACCAGATGAAGATAAAATTTGGCAAATGTTCCCAGGATACTTAAATTACAATATTAATGGTCAAGTCATCAATTCTGCCAATAATGATGGAAGATCTGATGTAAATGTTCCAAGTAGCTTAAATGATGAATTTAGAGATTATTCTTTCACCATTGAGAATCTTCCAGAATTTATTGGATATCAAATCAAAATTGTTGGAACAAGCAGTAATCAAGCATATTCACCTATTATTGAAGATTTGAGAGTAATTGCATTAAAGTAATGAATAAACAGTATGCAAAAGTTGAAGGGTATTCAAATTTACTGAGAGATCTTAATACAAATGCAATAATTAACACTGACACTTTTGGTTCTGATCAATATAATATGCTTAAAAAAAGAAGGTCAGCAGAAAAAAATAAAATAGAAACTATTGAACAAGACCTTCAAAATGTAAAATCTGATTTGGATGAAATTAAATCTTTATTGAAGGAGATCTTAAATGGACCCAGATGAACTGAAACTTGAAACTATTTCTAAATTATTTGAATATGAAAAAATTTCAAGAGAATTGGATTCTTGTAATAATCTTGATTTAATGAGAAGTTTATGTAAGTGTTATGTGAAATTGTACATGAGACAAGAGGAAGTTGTAGCAAACTTAGTCAAAGGTTTCTAAATACTTAAAAAGTAGAAAATAATGTCAAAACCAGCATCAAGACAACAATTAATTGATTATGCTTTAAGGCAACTTGGTGCTCCTGTTCTGGAAATTAACGTTTCAGAGGAACAGATAGATGATAGGTTAGATGATGCTCTTCAATACTTCAATGAAAGACACTTTGATGGTGTTGAGAAAATGTTCTTGAAGTATAAGTTCACTCAGAATGATATTGATAGGGGAAGAGCACGTGGAGGAGCAAGAACTGCTGGTATTGTAACCACCACTGTTTCATCTGGAATAGGAACTTTTGGGTGGGAAGAAAACTCAAACTACATTCCAATTCCTGATACTGTTATTGGAGTAGAAAGAGTATTTAAACTTGACAACAGAACTATTACGTCAAATTTGTTCAATGTTAATTACCAGTTATTCTTGAATGATATTTACTGGTTTAGCTCTACTGAACTTGTAAACTACTATGTTACCAAAAGATATCTTGAAGATATTGATTGGATTGTAAACCCACAAAGACAAATTAGATTTAATAAGAGACAGAATAGATTATACATTGACATGAGTTGGGATACCATTGTTGAAGGAAACTATCTCATCATGGAATGTTATAGAATTTTAGACCCAAATGATTACACCAAAGTTTATAATGATTACTTCTTAAAACTATACTTTACAGCATCTTTGAAAAAACAGTGGGGTCAGAATTTAATCAAGTTTAATGGAGTTAAACTTCCTGGTGGAGTAGAGTTGAATGGACGTCAAATCTATGATGATGCAGTCAAAGAACTTGAAGAGATCAGAATGAGAATGATCAGTGAGTTTGAAACTGCCCCATTTGATATGATAGGATAATATGTTAAATCCATTTTTTATCCAAGGTACAAAAGGAGAACAAGGTCTTATTCAAGATCTTATCAACGAACAGTTGAAGATGTATGGCATTGAAGTTTACTACATGCCAAGACAGATTGTATCCAAAGGAAAAATTATAAAGGATGTGATCTATTCCAAATTTAAGAATGCATTTCCTATTGAAGCATATCTTTCATCTTATGAAGGATTTGATTCCAATAGTATTATAATGAGTAAGTTTGGAGTAAAAGTAACTGATGAAATGACTTTGGTTATTTCAAAAGAACGTTTTGACTTGTATATTGCAGAGTTGATGAAGGTTATACCAGATGTTGCTGGTTCATCAAGACCTTATGAAGGTGATTTGATTTATGTTCCATTATCTGACAGCGTAATGGAGATTAAGTATGTTGAAAATAGAAAACCATTTTATCAACTTCAAAAAAACTATGTTTATGAGTTGAGATGCGAACTGTTTGAATATGAAGATGAAGAAATTTCTACAAGTATTAAAGACCTTGATGATAATTTCAAAGACATTGGATATGGTGCACTACTGACTCTTGCAGAGCTTGGAGGAACTGCAACAGCACAGTCTACAATTTCAAGTGGTGGTATACAATATGTAAACATAGTCAATAGTGGTTATAGATATTCATCAACACCTTCCATGGTTGTGTCTTCGCCAATTTCTGGTAGTAAAGGAAGAATTGTTGGCATTATGACAAGTGCCAGAAGATTAACCTCTGGGCAAAGTTTAGATAAAGTCTTTATTGAAGATGGTGGAAGTGGATACTTATATCAAAAACCTCCATCAGTTACATTCTTTGGTGGTGGAGGATATGGAGCTTCTGTTCAGGTAGGAATTGCAACAACAGGAAGTGTTAAGAATGTAAGCATGACTTATGGTGGTAAAGGTTACTATGAACCTCCTACTGTCACATTCTCTGGTCCTGGTGGAATTGGACAAACTGCTATTGGGCAAGCATTCTTAAATGGTCAAGGTGGAATTTCAACTATTAGAATCATTAATGCTGGATATGGTTATACAGTTGCCCCAATTATAACTATTGGTGCTGGTGCTACTGTTGCATCAGGAAACTTTATTATTGGAGAACAAGTGTTTGCAAATCTATCTGGGGCAAGTGGATTAGTAAAATCATGGGAACCTTTAACAAGAAAATTAAATGTCACTGGGATGGGAACTGACTTCCAAGTTGGCGACATTGTTGTTGGTGCAGCATCAAGTGCCATGTACAGAATTCAAGAGTATGGTGAATTTGAATTAGTCAATTCATATGATACTAATGATGAAATTCAAGAAGAATCTGATAAGATTGTAGACTTCACAGAAATAAATCCCTTTGGGGAAGTTTAAATAAATAAAAATAAACTATCATTAATAATGGCAAAGCAAATAATATCTACTGGTTCTGCTCCTAATGATGGAACTGGTGATACGCTTATCACAGGTGCCACTAAGATAAATCAAAATTTTAGTGAAATTTATGCTACTTTTGGCAATGGTGTAAACTTAACTACTATTAGTGGCGCACAAGGACCCCAAGGATTTTTAGGTCCACAGGGTGCTCAAGGTGCTACTGGTGGTACAGGTAGTGCTGGTGCTCAAGGTGCTCAAGGTGTTTCTGGACCTCAAGGTTCTCAAGGTATTCAAGGTGCAGCAGGTGGTGGTCCACAAGGCACACAAGGTCCACAAGGTGCACAAGGATTTCAAGGTATTCAAGGTGCACAAGGATTTATAGGACCACAAGGATCTCAAGGTGCTCAAGGTGTTGTGGGATCTCAGGGTGCTCAAGGTGCTGTTGGTAGTAGAACTTATTCAGTAACAAATAGTGGAGCAAGTTCATATACAATAGATGGTGCATCTGGTAATCCAACTTTAAATTTACTGCGTGGATTTACTTACACTTTTAGCATTAATGCTTCTGGTCATCCATTCTGGATTAAAACTGCACAAGTTACAGGAACTGGAAGTGCTTATAGTAGTGGTGTAACAAACAATGGAACTGCTAGTGGGACTATTACATTTGCGGTTCCTTATGATGCTCCTAATACTTTATATTATATTTGCCAAGTTCATATTGGAATGTCTGGAACAATATTAATTACTGATGTTGGACCTACAGGTGCTCAAGGTGTACAAGGTGCTCAAGGTGTACAAGGTGCTCAAGGTGTTTCTGGACCTCAAGGTGTACAAGGTACTCAAGGTGTACAAGGTGCTCAAGGTGTTTCTGGACCTCAAGGTGTACAAGGTACTCAAGGTGTACAAGGTACTCAAGGTGTACAAGGTGCTCAAGGTGTTTCTGGACCTCAAGGTTCTCAAGGTATTCAAGGTGCAGCAGGTGGTGGTCCACAAGGTGCACAAGGTGTACAAGGTGTTCAAGGTCCACCAGGGGTTCAAGGTTCAACTGGATCTCAAGGAACTTATGGTCCACAAGGTGCTCAAGGTGTTCAAGGACCTCAAGGTGTTCAAGGTCCACAGGGATTTGGACCACAGGGAATTCTAGGTCCACAAGGTGTTCAAGGACCTCAAGGTGTTCAAGGTCCACAGGGATTTGGACCACAGGGAATTCAAGGTCCACAAGGTGCTTCTGGTGGAGCTCTTGGAGGAAGAGTAACAGCATCTCAATCAACTGGAACTATTGCAAATGGAGCATCAGCAAATATAACTATCACAGGATTTAAAACATATTTGTTGGCAAAAATTCAAACCTCTGCTGCTGCATGGGTTACAATTTACATTGATTCTGCATCAAGATCTAATGATGCTTCCAGAACAGAAACAACTGATCCACTTCCAGGTTCTGGTGTAATTGCTGAAATTATTACTACTAGTGCAACAACTCAATTAATTACACCAGGAACAATTGGATTCAATAATGATGATCCAGCTTCTACAAATGTTTATGCAAAAGTAGTTAATAAATCAGGTTCTAATGCAAACATTACTGTGACATTAACTCTTGTTCAAATGGAAAGTTGATATGCAAAATAGAAGATATCAAAATTTAAATACAGCTTCTTCTTTTGAATTAGATGAAATAGATGAATATATTGTAACTTTAAAAAATAAAGAAGACTTAGAATCTTTTTATGATGATTTAGAAACTCCTGGTGGGACAGAATATGTTCCAGATAGATGCGTTGAATGTGCAGAAAGAAGATCTATTTCAAGAAATACTCATTATCATCTAAGTTCAGAAGAAGTTGAAACTTTAAGTCAAGATGAAAGAGTTTTAAGTATTATTCCCAAAAAACTCAAAGATTCTGCAACAATAACTCCAAGAGGATGGTCAGAAGATACTTCTGGGTGGAACAAATCTTCATCTGTTGCAAACTCATATAGAAATTGGGGACTTCTTAGATGTATTGAAGGACAACAAAGAAGTGATTGGGGATCTGATGCAACTCTTGGAGTTTCTGGAATAATTACTGCAACAAGTTCTGGAAAAAATGTTGATGTGGTTATTATAGATGGATTTGTCAATCCAAATCATCCTGAAATGGCAGTAAATGCTAATGGAACTGGTGGAACAAGAGTAGTTCAATTTAACTGGCATTCTTTAAATCAATTTGCAGGACATGGATCTAATGGCACATATACATATCCAGCAACATATACTGCATATGGTGATGATCATGGAATGCACGTAGCAGGAACAGCAGCAGGAAACTCACAAGGATGGGCAAGAGATGCTAATGTTTATAACTTGTATGTGTATGGGGATGGTCAAATTGCAGGATTTTTTCCATTTGACTATGCAAGGGCTTTTCATTTAAACAAGTCAGTCAATCCAGCAACAGGACTAAGAAATCCAACTATCATTAACAACAGTTGGGGATACAATATAACCATTACAAGATCTCAAATTAGTTCAATTGTTTGGAGAGGTGCAACTTTATCATCTGGATTTACAGATGCTGCACTTCAACAACGTGGAATAATTAAATTTGATTTTTCTAATGTTTATATTGAAGGTTGGTTTCCAGATGATGTAGCAGATATAGAAGATGCTATTGATGATGGGGTGATTGTTGTTGGAGCTGCTGGAAACTCATCTTATAAAATAGATTCTCCTGGTGGACAAGATTATAATAATAGAATAGTTGAAGGTGGAGTCGATTATTACTATCATAGAGGTTCTGTCAATACATCTGCCTCTACTGCAATTTGTGTTGGATGCATTGGAGCACTTAAAAATGATTCCAAAGCAACTTTTAGTAATACTGGACCAAGAATAGCAATTTATGCACCAGGATCAAATATCATTTCTTCTGTTCACTCAGGACCTGCTACTGATTTTAGAGATGCATCATATAAAATAGATAAGTATTCTGGGACCAGCATGGCTTCTCCAAATGTTTGTGGATTGATTGCATGTGCATTAGAACAGTATCCAAGAATGACTAATAATGAAGCAATTGAGTACATTCAAGGAATTTCTAAAAATAATCAAATATTTGAACCAACTTCAGCACAATACATTGATCAAGGTGTTAGTTCTGTATCTAATACATCTTCAAAAATAACAGGTTCAGAATCTTTTGTTCCTGCATCAAATACATCTGTAAGAATTGTAACTAGTGCTAGTGCAGCAACACTAAGTTCTTTGGCAAATAATTTATTAGGTGCTGCATCTTTAACTGCATCTACAACACCAGATACTGGGAATTCTAATTATGGATTTAATGATGATGGATTTTGGCAATTAAATTTACCTTTCAATATTTCATATAATGGATCTACTTATTCTACAATTTTTGTAAATACAAACTCTTATGTTTTGTTTGGAACTAAACCAACAGATACTTATGATGCAGGTATAGGTTGGAGTTACAATACAACTACACCAGCAATTCCAAAAATACAAATTTCATCGGCAGATGGATCTGCTCAAAGAATTTATTATGGTGTTGAAGGAACAATTCCCAACAGAACTTATAGAGTTAGATTTGAGGGGCATAGTTCTTATAGTGGAGGAGTTCTTGGTTCTCCTACATTATTTTGGGAAATGACATTCTATGAAAATGCAAATACACAAATAGATCTTCATGTAGGTGCCAACCCAAAAATAACTTCATATAATGCATACTTAGATAATTACAATCTTCAAAGTTCTGGAAATAGATACTTATATTACAGGCAAGATAGACCATTAAAAGGAACTATCCTCCCAAGAGTTGCAGAAAAAGTTAGAAAAACTTCTGGACAAACTTGGCCCAGAATGGGAACTTTAAAATTTAAACAACCTTAATTGGTTAAATAGTACAATTAAAAGATTAGAATATGTTTGGGCATTATTTTTATCATAAAGGAATATCAAAAACTGTAACTGCATTTGGAACGTTATTCAACAACATTCAAATCAGACATTGTGATGAAACAGGAAATCCAGTTTCAGTATTGAAAGTTCCTCTTGCATATGGACCTATTCAAAAGTTCTTGGCAAGAATTGAACAGCAGAATCAAGGTAATAGAAAAATCGCCATTACCCTGCCAAGAATGTCATTTGAGATGGTATCCTTAGACTATGATCCCCAAAGAAAAAGTTCTATCACTCAAACCTTCAAAACATCAAGAGTTGAAGATGGATCTGCTGTAAATAAAATCTTTACCCCAGTTCCTTACAATATTGGGTTTGAACTCAATATCATTGCAAAGATTCAAGATGATGTTCTTCAAATTGTAGAACAAATTCTTCCATTCTTCCAACCATCATTTAATGTGACAGTGAACATGCTTTCAGAAGTTCATGAATCAAAAGATATTCCAATCATCCTCAATAGAATTGGGTTTAGAGATGATTATGAAGGTGATTATACAACAAGAAGAAGTATTGTTTATACACTAAACTTTACTGCAAAAACTTATCTGTTCAGTGAACTTTCTGAAAATAATCAAGGTCTCATTAAGAAAGTTCAAGTTGATTATGCAACTGATGCTCTCAGAAGTGCAAAGCGTGAAATTAGATACACAGCGACTCCAAAAGCACTTAAAGATTATAACAATGATAACATTATTGATGCTGCTGATGATACACTAATTCCATTTGGTGATGACTTTGGATTTAATGAAGATATTATAGACTTCCAAGACTTTAAAACTTATAGTGACAGTCAGGGAACTGATGTAGATATATAATATATGGATAATAATTTCTCACAGATAGAAAAGTCATTAGATATAGAAACAACTATTGTTCCTATATCTAAAAGTGATATTGATTTAAAAAAAATAGAAGAAGTAAATGACCCACAAAAAGATTATGAATACAGTAGAGGACAACTGTATAGTTTAATCTCCAAAGGTCAAGAAGCAGTTGATGGTATATTAGAGATTGCTCAAGAGTCAGGACACCCAAGAGCATTTGAAGTTGCAGGTCAATTAATCAAATCTGTTGCAGATACCACAGATAAGTTGATTGATTTACAAAAAAAAATGAAAGACCTTGAAGCACCACAAAAAGGTCCAACAACAGTCAATAACTCTTTATTTGTTGGATCCACAGCAGAACTTTCTAAACTTATAAAACAAGGTCTTCTAAATAATACAGAAGAATAATCATCATAAATGAAAGAAGGAAATTTACATCAGTGGTTTCAGAGTTCCAGTGGTGTCACCAAAACTGGTAAGAAAAAACCAGGGTGGGTTCAATCAGATGGATCTCCTTGTGCTAATGAACCAGGAGAAACAAAAACACCAAAATGCTTTTCAAGTTCAAAATTAGCAAGTATGTCTAAAGGTGAAATTAGATCAGCAGTAAGAAGAAAGAGAGAAAAGGATCCTGGACAACAACAGAAGACAGGTGCAGCAAAACCAACTTATGTTTCGACAGATTCTCCAACTAAAAAAATGAAAAAAGAAGAATTCATGTCAGAAGAAGATATAAAAGGTAAGGGTAGTGGTAAGAAAGATGCCTGTTACCATAAAGTAAAAGCAAGGTTCAAAGTTTGGCCTAGTGCCTATGGATCTGGAGCACTTGTTAAGTGTAGAAAAGCAGGTGCTGCAAATTGGGGAAACAAATCTGAAGAAGTTAGTGTAGAACAGCAATACGAAACAGATACTAAGTACTGCCTCCTCTGCAGAAAGAATGAAACCAGAGCAGAGTGTTCTTATGGTCCAACCATGTGGGACAGATATACTATTGGCAAGATGAATCTTACCAATGAATTAAAGATTCATGAAAACCACAAGGAAATTGCAAGTGGCAAAAAGAAAGATGAAGAAGGATATATGGCAAGAGTTGAGTTCGATCAAATTGAAACAGCAGTTAATATTTTAAGAAGCAAAATCAAAAAAGGGGATCAGCAGATTCCTGCTTGGGTACAATCAAAGATTACCAGAGCAGCAGATTTTATTGATACTGCAGCAGAATATATGCAAAGTGATGAAGATGTTTCAGAAGCATGTTGGACTGGTTATAAGCAAGTTGGAATGAAGAAGAAAGGTAAGAAGATAGTTCCAAATTGCGTTCCTGCGAATGAAGATACTTGCAAAACTTTCTCACAGTTTATGCAGATTGCAGAGGCAAACAAAAAAGTAAAAATAAGCACAACTAAACCCATAGAATTTAAAATTGCAGATATTGGTCCAGGAGGAAAAGAACATAATGTAAAAACTTCCAAAGGATGGAAAGATATCAAAGAAGTTGCTGCATGGCAAAAAAAGGCGGGCAAGAATCCATCTGGTGGGCTTAATGAAAGAGGTAGAAAATCTTATGAAAGGGAAAATCCTGGAAGTGATCTTAAACCACCCCAACCTGGCGGTGGTCCACGTAAAAGATCATTTTGTGCAAGAATGGGAGGAATGCCTGGTCCTATGAAAGATGAAAAAGGTCGTCCAACAAGAAAAGCCTTAGCATTACGTAAGTGGAAGTGTTGATAATTTATGAGCGAAAATATATATCTTGGTAATCCTCTTCTTAAGAAAGCGAATACACCTATTGAATTTTCTCAAGAACAAATTATTGAATTTGTTAAATGTAAAAATGACCCTGTATATTTTTTAAAGAACTATGTTCAGATTGTAACTTTGGACCATGGTTTGCAATTATTCAAACCATATCATTTTCAAGAAAAGTTAGTTAAAAACTTCCATGAACATAGATTCAATATTTGTAAGATGCCTCGTCAGACAGGTAAATCTACAACTGTTGTATCTTATCTTTTACATTATGCCATCTTTAATGATAATGTAAATATTGCTATTCTTGCAAACAAAGCATCTACTGCAAGAGATTTGTTGTCAAGATTACAAACTGCATATGAAAACCTACCAAAATGGTTACAGCAGGGTATCTTGGCATGGAATAAAGGTTCTATGGAGTTGGAGAATGGGTCAAAGATATTGGCAGCTTCTACATCTGCATCTGCTGTCAGAGGTGGATCCTATAATATCATATTCCTTGATGAATTCGCATTCATTCCAAACCATATTGCAGACCAATTCTTTGCATCTGTTTATCCTACTATTTCTTCTGGTCAAAGCACGAAAGTTATCATAGTTTCTACGCCAAATGGCATGAATCACTTCTATAGGATGTGGCATGATGCTGAACGTGAAAGAAACTCTTATGTTCCAACTGATGTTCATTGGTCAGAGGTCCCAGGTAGAGATGATCTATGGAAGAAACAAACTATTGAAAATACATCAGAACAACAGTTCAAGACAGAATTCGAGTGCGAATTCTTAGGATCTGTTGATACTCTGATTGCACCAAGCAAACTCAAAAGTTTAGTTTATGATGACCCCATCAAAAGAAGCAAAGGTCTTGATGTTTATTATGAACCTCAAGAACATCATGATTACTTGATTACTGTTGATGTGGCACGTGGTGTTGGTAATGACTACTCTGCATTTGTAGTTGTAGACATTACAACATTTCCACACAATATTGTAGGTAAGTATAGAAATAATGAAATCAAACCTATGCTATTTCCAAGTGTAATTGTGGATGTAGCAAAGGCATACAATAATGCATTTATACTTTGTGAAGTCAATGATGTTGGAGACCAAGTAGCAGCAATTATTCAATATGACTTGGAGTATCAAAACTTACTCATGTGTTCTATGCGTGGTAGAGCAGGACAGATTGTAGGTCAAGGATTCTCTGGTAAGAAAACGCAACTTGGTCTTAAAATGTCTAAGACAGTTAAGAAAGTTGGTTGCCTCAATCTTAAAACTATGATTGAGGAAGACAAACTTATCTTTAATGACTATGAAATCATCAGTGAATTGACTACCTTTATCCAAAAACACAACTCCTTTGAAGCAGAAGAAGGTTGTAATGATGACTTGGCTATGTGTCTTGTAATCTATGCATGGTTAGTGGCACAAGATTACTTCAAAGAACTTACTGAACAAGATGTTAGAAAAAGATTATATGAAGAACAGAAGAATCAAATTGAACAAGACATGTCACCATTTGGATTTATTTTAACAGGATTTGAAGACAAAGCAGAAGTTGATGTAGATGGAGACCTATGGCACCTTGATGAATATGGAGATAGGTCTCATGAATTCTCTTATATGTGGGAATACAGGTAATGGATATAGAAAATCTTTTTACCTTAGACCATTTATTATTTTCTACCAGAAAATGTAGATGTTGTGGAAAGGAGAAAGATTTACTAAATGATTTTTATCAAACCAGAAAGGATAGGGGGAAGTATGCATCATCCTATGCTTATGAATGTAAATCATGTACTATAAAAAGAATTATTCAAAAACGAAAACAAAACCTTATGTCTATTGAGTGGTGCTACCCAGATTGGTAATGTTCATGCATTGTTTCCCCAATGAAAAAGTCGCAAATTATAAATACTTGTAGATCAAAATGAAGCATTTAGAGGAGTTAAAATGGCGTTAAGCTTAGCATCTCCAGGGGTCAAAGTCAGAGAAGTTGATTTAACAAGAGGTGGAGTAACAAATACGACATCTTTATCAGCAGGAATTGCAGCACCTTTTGCAAAAGGTCCAGTCAATCAAGTAGTTACTATTGCTAATGAAAATGAGTTAGTAACTGTTTTTGGTAAACCATCTTTAGATAGTTATCACTATGAGTCATGGTATTCAGCATCTAACTTCCTTGCATATGGCGGAAGTTTAAAGGTTGTTAGATGTGCTGGTTCATACCTCAAAAACTCAAATGCTGGTGTTGGTATAGCATCAACAGCAGTAACTGTTAATAACTTTGATGCATACCAAGCATCAACTCCAACTTCATACTACTGGGCAGCAAAAAACCCTGGGCACTGGGCAGAAGGTCTTAAAGTATGTGTTATTGACAACTTTGCAGATCAAATTATTGAAGTAAATGATATTACTGATTTTGCAGTTGGGTATGGTGTAACTCAACCATTATCTGGTGTTATTGCTGGAGTTGGAATTACTGCCACAGCATCTGGATACCTTAAAGGTATTATTACAGGTATTGGAATAACTTCTGGACTCCCATCTTCTTCTCACATAGCAGTTAAAGTTCTTTCCTCTGTAAGTGGAGCAACAGAAACTGCAAGAGAGTACACTGAACAGGGAGTTTATGCATTTAAAGCATCTGATGAATTGGGATTACACATGCCAGGTGATCCTGATGTTGGTACTCCATCAGCAATTACAACCACAGAATCAGTATCTGACTGGTATAATTCTCAAAATATTTTAGATACTGCCAAGGGCGATTCTACTACACTTTCTTGGAGAAGCGTTGCCCCTAAACCAAGAACTAATGGTTATGTAACAGAAAGAGGTGGTGGAAATGATGCCTTCCATGTAGTTGTTGTAGATAGCAAAAAAGTTGGTAATGTATCAGGAACTCCACAAGCACTGCTTGAAAAGTTCTTAAACCTTTCAAAGGCAGTTGATACTAAAATTTCACCATCTCAGAATGTTTATTACAAAGATTATCTTGCATACAATTCAACTTACATCTATTCAGGAAAATCA